TCAGCGGCCCGAACTATCTTCTGTAACGTCACCAACACGGTGGATGCTACGACAGCAGGCTCCTTTACGTTCATTATTGAATACGTCCAGGTAGCTTAACTTAAATGGGGGGAGGCAACTCCCCCCTTAAAAGGAGGTCATGATGGCTGATGCTGTAACAACAACTACCATGCAAGATGGCCCTAAAAAAGCCATTATTTACTGTACAAACACAAGCGACGGATCTGGCGAAGCTGCCGTGGTTAAAGTAGATGTGTCTGAACTTTCGTCTCTACAGGACGGGACGGCTTGTACGGGGGTTCATATTGAGAAGATCACGTTCACCAATGTCGGAATGGGGGTCAAACTTCTCTGGGACGCTTCCACTGATGTTATTGCGGCGGAACTTCCAGCAGATTACTCCGACACGCTAGACTATTCAGATATAAGCGGTCTTCCCAATGTTGCGGCCTCCGGCGGCAAAACGGGAGACATTCAGCTTACAACCGTTGGGCACAGCAGCGGGGACACGTATTCCATCGTGCTTTACTGCTTGAAACAATACTAACGTAGGTGTGAAAAGTGGCTGAGAACATAGGACGCAAAAACGAACTGGAGATTCTAGAGCTTCGCGGAGACTTTAAGCTTTTGAGTCAAAAATTGGATACTATTAAATCTAACGACCTCCATCACATACAGAAGTCGTTAGATTGGATTCATAAAATTTTATGGGCTGTTGGTATTCTAGTATTGGGTCAGTTGGCAATTGCCATGCAAAATGCTCTTTGGGGTTAACGTGAAAGGTTTGTTGTTTAATGGCGGTTTCAGGATCTAAGGATTTCGAGCCTAGTGTAGCAGACTACGTTGAAGAAGCGTTTGAACGCTGCGGCTCCGAGTTTCGTACAGGGTACGATGCGGTTACTGCGCGTCGATCCTTAAACTTTCTTTTTGCAGATTGGGCTAATCGCGGCCTAAACCGATGGACTATAAATCAAGTTAACCAGACGGTTGTGTCTGGTCTGGCAGAATACCCCCTCGGCACTATAACAGCCACGGTAGGCGCTTCTACTAATCTTGTTGTTGGTAACGCAATAACAGGGCAGACCAGCGGCGCTACGGCTACGGTGCTCACAAAACCGAGTTCTACTACGATAACCGTTAGCATACCGAACGGTACGTTCACCGCCGGAGAAACTATATCTAGCACTGCTAGCGACGAGTCTGGAATCACTACTACGATAACCGCAAACCCAAGCATATCAGATGTGCAAAGCACGATAGATATTCTTTCGTCTGTTATTCGTCGGAGTGGAACAGATATATCTATTAGCCGCGTTAGCAGGGACGACTTTTTAAGCATTCCTACAAAAACAACTACCGGCAGACCCACACAGTTTTACGTAGATCGTCAGATAACACCTATATTAAAGATATGGCCCACTCCTGAAAACAGCACGGACATACTTATTTATGATCGACTTACCCGGATAGATGACGCTGACACTTCTCTTAACACCGTGGAAGTTCCCTTTCGTTTTTATCCTTGTCTAGCTGCGGGCTTGGCGTACTACATGTCTTTGAAGATATCTCCTGAACGCACGGCTCTCTTAAAGGGTATATACGAAGAAGAGTTTATGAGAGCGGCGGAAGAAGACAGGGATCGTGCTAGTTTTAGCATAATACCCTCGTACAACTATCTGAGCGCGACTTCGTAATGGCTAGGTACGCCTCAAATAAGTACGCCATGGGAATTTCAGACCGTTCCGGCGTTGCTTATCGTTTGCGAGATATGAGGAAAGAATGGACCGGTATGCTTGTAGGAAAAGACGAATGGGAGCCCAAGCAGCCTCAGTTGATGGTTGTAAAAACTCCAGCAGATCCCCAGGCTCTCCGAGACCCCAGACCAGACCGAACAGAGCCTGCGGTGGAGGTTTTGTTGCCTGCAAACGCTTTTACGTCTTCTTCAAGCGGATCTGCGGTGATTACTGTTTCGGAACCGGGCCACGGCAGGTCTACTGGAGATACGGTTAGATTTCGCACCGTAGAAGCTTTTGATGGTTTTACGGAAGCTGTTCTTGAATTTTCTTCCGGTTATTCTATTACCGTGATTGCAGGAGACGCTAGCACTGATTTTCAATCTGCGTTTTACACTTTTACCGCTAGCAGCGGAACGTCCACAGTAGGGAATGTATCGGGCGGCGGTTCGGTTTCTACTGCCGGTCCTGTTAGCATTACGAAATGAGTTTTTGATATGGCATACACATTTACCACGTTAAAGACCGCTATACAGGACTACGTCCAAAGTACGGAAACAACTTTTGTAAGCCAGCTTCCAAGGTTTATTATTAACGCAGAAGAACGTATCCTAAAAGAGTGTCAGCTAGATGTGTTCCGCAAGTCCTCTCAAGGAACGGCGTCCAGCGGCAATTCATATTTGCAAAAGCCCGCAGATTTTCTGTCTCAAAATTCGTTAAGTGTTATTAACTCATCAAATAAAGAGTTTCTCTTATACAAACAAGTTACTCTTCTTCAAGACTTTACTCCCAACCCTGCAACAACCGGTGTTCCTAAATACTACGGAGACTGGGACGAAAGCACGTTTTTACTTGCTCCGACGCCTAATGATAACTTTACGATGGAACTTCATTATTTCTATCGACCCGATTCTATAACGACAACGGCTAGTGGAACTACTTGGCTAGGGGACAACGCGGAATTAGCTTTGTTATACGGTTCTTTGTCAGAGGCATACACTTTCCTTAAAGGCGAGCCCGACCTTATGAAACAGTACACGGATCGTTTCCTTGAATCTATCCAATGGCTCAAGAACCTTGGAGAAGGCAAGCAAACACGAGATCAGTACAGGTATGACCGTGTTCGGAGAGACGTTGTCTAATGTCAAGTTTTGTCAGCACCAGTGAGATAGGAAATGCTGTAGTTTTTACTTCTGACAATTGTGGTCATTCTCCAGAAGATATAGCGGAGATGGCGTTGAATAAAATAATGACGGTTTCTGACACGGCACCCCCGGTCATTCGGGATCAAGCTTACGCCCACAGACAACGTTTGAAAGAAGTGTTAATCTTTTATATGAATAAGATGTGTCAAAGCGAAAGAACCACTATTTGGGCTTTGATGAAGCAACAGGGCCATGATGACATGGCCGAGATTATAAGGAGGCTGTAATGGCTGTAGGAACATCTGGTATTTGCGGCACGTACAAACGGGAGATTAACGCGGGAATCCATTTTTGGACTTCGCATTCCCGTGGAGACGGGAGTACCATAGCAGCAGATACGTTTAAGCTGGCTATGTTTACAAACAGTTCGTCTATTGATGCGGATACCACAGGGTATACGACAAGTAACGAAGTTAGTGGAACTAATTACACGGCTGGAGGCGCTGCTATAGCAAGTGCTACGATTGGTCTTGGCGATAACAGTAGTTCTGTTCCCACGGCGTTTATTGACATGGCTGATGTGACGTTCTCAACATCTACGATTAGTAGTGCGAGAGGGGCTCTCATATACAACTCTACTCTGGCAAACGCGGGAACCGCTGGTGATACCACACATGCTGCTAAACCTTCGGTCTGCGTTATTAACTTTGGCGCAGATAAGTCGTCCAGCGCGGGTGATTTCACTATCACAATGCCTGCGAATGACGCCAACAACGCATTAATTCGGATTGCCTAATGGCGGACAACCCTAACCTTGGTGGCTGGGGACGAAGTACCTGGAACTCAGGCGCTTGGAACACTCCATTTACTGTTGAGGTTACGGGTGTCTCTGCGGCCACTGCGGTTGGAACTGTACAATTAGACATAACGGTTCCGGTTACAGGGGTTTCTGCGGCCACTGCGGTTGGTAGTGTACAAGTAGACATAACGGTTCCGGTCACAGGAGTCCAAGCGGCTGCTGCTATCGGAACTGCGGTTGCAACAGGCGATGCAAACTTCTCCGCAACAGGTCTTGTCGCGGCCACTGCAATCGGAAGTACGCAGGTAGACATAACGGTTCCGGTCACGGGAGTGCAGGCATCAACTGCGGTTGGCCGAGTTCTTATTTGGGAAAAAATAGATCCCGGACAAACGGCAGGCTGGAATCCAATAACTTACACGCAGACGCCAAATTGGACTAAGATAGCGGCATAGGAATAAAATCATGGCATCATCATACACTACAAGTTTTGGTATTGAGAAAATAGGTTCGGGAGAGCAGTCCGGAGCTTGGGGCGATACCACGAACCACAACTTAGATATTCTGGACCGCATTGCCTCCTATAAAGCGGTTGGTCTTTCCGGAACTACGCACACTCTTACCGTTCGAGAAGCTTCTCCAGGCTCTGGTACTGAGAATCTTCAAGACGGCATGTATCGTGTTATAAAGTTTACGGGAGCACTTGGGGCGAACAACACGGTCACGGTGGCCCCAAATACAACGTCCGCCTTCTTTATAATCATAAACGCCACTACAGATTCTGGATCTAGCGGACCCTATTCCGTAATTCTGACGCAGGGTTCCGGGGCAAACATTACGGTGGCCAATGGAAAGTCGGCGGTTGTTTATATGGACGGCGCGGGTTCTGGTGCGGCGGTTGTAAACGCTCTTTCCGACTTGCAGATTGCTACATTAACCGCATCTGGGAATAGTGTTTTAGCCTCTGTTGATGTAACTGGTGTTGCTACAGCGGCAACCTTTGAGCCGGACGGAGACACAGCAGCGGGTGACAACGCTGCAATTGGTTACACGGCTGCTGAAGGTCTGATCCTTACCGGGCAGGGCAGCACCTCCGATATAACTTTAAAGAACGATGCTGATGGTACGGTGTTCACCGTC